ATGGCGGACGTATGCCATATAACGATAGGTACTCCTACGGAAACAATAATATGAATATGGGCGGTAGAGGCAATTATGCCTATGACGATGGTTATAGTCGTATGAGTTCTTCAGATAAAATGATGAACGAACTTCAGATGATGATGGATGAGTCCACTTCTGCTCGTGATAAAGCAATTATTCAGAGAGCTTTAGACGAGTTAAAGAAATAATTTAAATAGATTTTAAGAGAGGGGCTAATCACTCCTCTCTTTTATTATGGCTTTGTAGTGTAGAGGAAACACGCAACTCTGTCACAGTTGAATCCCCGGATCGTTACCGGGCATAGCCGTTATCTCATTAGAGAAATATAAGAAACAAAGGAGAAAATATTGAAACAAATTCAGAAACAGTATGCAAAGGCGATTTTGAATTCGCCGTACAAACACATTGTCACTGGAACGAAAAACAAATACTACATTATGGAAGACAGGCGTAGTATGCAGATTCTTCAGCGTGTCATAAATGGTGAAGATATTTCAAGGAGAAAAAAACGTGGTTAACATTAAGCCTCTTGAGGGGCAAAGTGAACTCTCCTATCTTTGGCAGATTGGACAAGCCAAGGATAGCGGTACATTTGATGGGACGTGGGATGATATCGCATACCTTATAAACTTTTATTATAGGAATGATGAGTCTGAATACAGAACATCAAGCGCTTATCGCAAGCCATATGAACAGGCGAAAAAGTTTTATGAGAGTGGGGTTTTCAATAAGTTTAGTGAGGATGAATATCTCAACAAACTTAATGCCACTAAAAGAGAAGCAGAGCGTGAGAAAGTAAAACTCAGGGATGAGAGACGTGCTTGGAGCAAGCAGAATTACGCAGACGCACGAGCCGAAGATATTTTAGACAAACTCTCCGACTCCCTCGTTTCTATTGGAAACATTCAGTTCCCAAATCATCCTGTTAGCGGTTTTACGTCTGACAATGACATGATTGTTCTTTTGAGCGACTTACATATCGGAGCGACGTTTGATAATCGGTTTGGGCGCTACGATACTGACATTGCCATTGACAGAATGTCTGAACTTATAGACAACGTCATTGAATTGCAGAAAATTCATAACTCTGAAAACTGCTATGTCTTATCCATTGGCGATCAGATTAGCGGAATTATTCACAAGACTGTTCAAGTCACAAATCGTGAGAATGTTATTGAACAGGTAAAGATTGCTACAGAGTTGATTAGTAATTTCTGTTATAAACTGTCCAAACATTTTAATAATGTAAATCTTATTTCTGTTAGTGGTAACCACTCTAGGCTTGCGCCCAATAAAGATAACGCAATGCATGATGATAGGCTTGATGATTTGATTTCGTGGGCTGTTGGGCTAAGTCTTTATAATGTGGATAATTTTCATGTGATTGAAAATGACCTTGATACTTCTATCGCTTTGTTTAATGTTAGGGGAAAGTCATACGTTGCGACGCATGGCGATTATGACGGATTTAATAAAGGTGACACGCAGAGACTTGTGTCTGTAATTCGTGAGTTTCCTGAGGCTTGGTTCACTGGGCATTTACATACGATTGCGGTAGATGAGGTGAACGAAATTAAAATGATAAGAGGCGGATCTCTTGCAGGAAGTGGTGACGATTACACTATTGAAAAGAGGTTGACGGGAAAGGCAAGTCAGCTTGTTTGCATTGCAGATGACAATGGTTTGAAAGCATACTATCCAATTTATTTTGAGAGTTAAAGGAGAAATAGTATGTTAAGAAGAAATGATTTGGCAAGGATTATAAGCGATAGATTTGCACTTAGAGGTGGAAAACGCATACCAATTTATCTTGGTGAATGGATGATTGATTATGTTCTTGAAGCAATTAAGGTTGGCATTATTGAGGATGGCGTTGTGAATATCAAGAACTATATGACTTTTAGAAGGGTTGATATTCCCGAACATGAACACAGAATGCCAGACGGTACTATTGCCACAATACCGCCTAAATCAAAAATTAAAGTTGAGTATAAACCAAACTTTTTAAGCGATATAAAGAATGAAGAAATAAAGGAGTTTGACCGTGGTAATAAGAAAAGAATTTGAAGACATTGAACATTTGGTTGATGAGGCTCTTAGTATTGATTGTGAATTTGGTGTTTCATTTATTGCAACTTACGAAGATGCGGCGACCATTTTAAAAGAAGTGCTTAGTTACGACGATGAACTTGTGCCATTTAGTGTTGAAATTGGTGACCCGTCATTTGATGGTTATGATAAGGAATATATTATTTCGGTAAATAATGGAGAAGTTTTTTGTGAAAAATTTTATCGCAAGGACAGATATCTTTCCATAGATGATGGTGTTAATTTTTTACTTCCCAATTGTAGTTTTGAGTGCAATTATCATACCAATCATAGTGAGAATAGTTTTATTGTGAAAGTCAGTTTTGACGACGATATAGAGCCGTGCAATTATTGCTCTACTCATGATTGCGATAAGGGCATTATTCGTGATGAAGACGGAAATATTATTTTTAGCGTTACGCTTGGCGATTAAATATTAAGGATGTGATTTGAATGCCAGTAAAGATGAATTCACGAAAACCCAAAGGGAATGTCTATAAGTGTGCATCGTGTGGAATGGAATACACGGCATTAACAGGGAATTTTTATAAATCATCAACAAAGTCTCCTCTTTGGCTGGCTAATAATGGCTATGTCCCGATTTGTAAAACATGTATTGATAAATTTAAATCTGTCATTGCTGATAGATATAAGTCTGAAGAATATGCAATGAAGGTAATATGCCATTATATGGATTGGTATTTTAGTGGCGATGCTTTTGCCTCTCTTGCAAAAAATGCGCAACAGTATACGCCCGGTATGTATTCACGAATTGTTAATAACAATACACAATATAAAGGCAAAACTTTTATTGATAGCATATTTGATGGCGAAATATCTAAGACGAATATTGTCGCAGAAAAGAACGGTACTGCTCCCGGAGAAATGTCTCCGCCTACTGTAAAACCACTAGAAGTAAAATGGGACGACAAAGACGAGAAAAATCGTCGCTATGTTATTGAGACGTATGGATACGATCCTTTAGAGGATATGTTTGATGCGACCGTCATGGATAAAAAGTATTGCTATAATGCTTTAAGTGGCTATTGCGATACGGAGGGGATATCTGAAGATGGGCATAAGATGATGTGTTGTGTCAGCATGGTTAAGACATTCTTACAGATTAAAAAGCTTGACGATGAAATAAACAAAATATCAAATGATTTTGAGATTGACGATGCTAGGCTGAAAAATCTTATGGCATCTAAAAAACAGGCGCTTGATACCATTACTAACCTAGCTAAAGACAACAATATCTCATCCCAGTGGAATAAAAATATACGTGCTGGTCAAGGCACGATGTCCGATAAAATAAAAGAAATGTACGAGAATGGGTTTGACCCATCTCGTGTAAATCTTTTTGATATTAAAACTTGTGAGTCTATTCGTCAAACGGCAGACCTTAGTTTTCAGAGCATTATGGAACAATTGCGTCTTGACGAAAATGATTACACGAGAGTCATTTCAAATCAAAGAGAAATGGTTCGTGAAATGACGGATGAATTAGATAAATTAAGAGAGGAGAACAGGCAGCTTAATAACGAAGTTCTCTTTCTTAGAAATGGTGGTTCTGAAGATTGAGTATTGAAATTTTTGTGCCACCTACGGATATTGAATTATCCCAAAAGAAACTAGATGAATATCGGAAGTGGGCTGATATCACAAATTGGGGACGACGAAATCCAGTTCGTTTTGCAGAGGAATTCTTTGGAACACAGTTAATTGATTTTCAGAGATATATCTTTCAAGAGAGTTGGTGGCGACCATTCTGCCTGTGGCTTTGCTGTCGAGGTACAGGTAAGGATACTGACGGGGCAATAATGTATATGACAAAATTGCTTTTAATCCCCGACTATCATTTACATATATCTTGTAATGCGTATGCGCAATCTGTCGATACAATGAACAAGATGCGTGATATTGCATATAAAAGAATACCCACATTTGCATCTCTCACAGATTTATTTGCAAGAGAGGTGGACAAGACTGGATCTAATTCAGAGACTGGATTTATTCAGTCTCCGCCAGCGCACTTTAGACTTTTTAACAATTCTGAATGCCAAGCGCTCTCTTCTAACCTTGAAACAATCCGAGGTAAGAGAGGTGGTGTTTGGTTTAATGAAACAGGCTGGAAAGACGCTGAGTCGCTTTCAGTAATTGAAAACTTTGCAAACGTTGATTCAAGTTTCTCGACTTCAACGCAAAGTGTTGTTTATACAAAACCGCCTCAAGTACCAATTCAGCTTTTATACACATCTTCTGCCTCTTCAGTAGACACCCCATTTTTTGAAAAATATAAGTTGTTTTTTGAAAAGATGTTAATTGGCGATGATAGATATTTTGTTTGCGACATAGACGCATACGATGTATTAAATCATTCTACTATTAATGGAATTAAAATCAAATCTCATTTGTCTGAGGCACGAATTCAGAAGGACGTTGAGGATAATCCCGATGCTGCCGACAGGGAACTTTTTAATAAGTTTAGACAAGGTGGCGGAAAAGATGCACTTGTTGAATTAGGCGAGATAATGAGAAATAGTGAATACAGAAAGCCAGTTCTGTTTAATGATACCGGGAAAAGAAAATTTATATTCTCTTATGACCCGGCACGAAACTTTGACGGATCTGTATTAACTATTGCGGAAAAGATTGAAGAGGAAAGTAAAGATAAAAAGTCTAACAAGAATATTATTTTCAGAGTTGTTTACTCAAAAGAGATGGTGGATAAAACCTCTAATAGAAAAGCGCCACTCGATATGGTTGAGCAGTTAAAGATTATCAGACAACTGATGGTTGATTTTAATGGAGAGGCTGAAGACTGGGAAAATATACTTGAATTTAATATTGACGCTGGTAGTGGTGGCGGTGGTGTATCTGCTATCGCAGACCAATTATTACTGCCCTTTAAGGATAAAAAGGGAATTGAGCATATTGGAATTATAGATCCAGAGCATAGTGCATACGAGACTGCACGAAAAAGATATCCTAATAATAAGCCAATTGTGAGATTGCGTGAACCTAAAAAAATGAAGACGATTATGTATGACAATCTTGCAAAGATGATTAAGCAGAACGTCTTTAAATTTACCTCATATGACGGGAAGGACTATCTTCTTGTTGGCGATGAGAACGATAAGAACGGTGAGTTTACACAGGTATTCTTGACCAATGAAGAAAAGGTTGCTCTACAAACAATTGAATTAGGCAAAACACAGTTGTCTTATATCGTTAGGTATGACTCCGCTAATGGTGGGGTTACTTATGAATTAGCAAAAGATAAACAAAACAAAATGCATGACGATGCTTCTTATACGTTATGTATGCTTGGATACTCGCTATCCATGATGAGGCGTGGTCAGATTGTAAATAAAAAGCGAGAGGACGAATCGCATAAGAATTTCTTATTTAGTAAACGTCCAAAATTAAAATAGAGAGGGGGTGCGTGGTATCTCTGACAATATTGTTTTAAATGAAAAGATGAACCCAGATTATTGGAGATTTCAATACGAGAAGTTAAGGAAGAATGTTCTTGAGGACTCTTATAAACATATTTCTTTTAGAGGGTTCTTCTATAAAAAGTTTAAAAGGGAAGACATCGAAAAGATGTTTACACATCCATACTCTTATGAGTATAGCCTTAGAGCATTGAGTAGATACCTATATATTATATCTCCTCACTATAAGAGGCTGATTAATTATTTTTCTCAAATCCTTACATATAATTATACGGTTAAGGCTGGTAAGGTTTATACAAAGAAAATCGCAAAAAGTAAATATAAGAATAATTTTTACGAGGTCGTAAACTTTGCTGAAAAGATGAATCTCAAAAGAGAAGCGGAGAAGATGATCCGCATTGCTCTTAGAGATGGCATTGCAGTTGGCGTGATGGCATATGCCAGTAAATCACAAAGCGGATACTTTATACCGTTTGAGCCAAAAGGAATCAGAGTAAGGTCTATTGAGGACGGGGCTTATATCCCGTCTATTTATTTGCCTATGTTTAGTGGCAATGAAGATTTACTTGATGGATATGGGGCAGATATTGCCAAAGCATATAAGAAATATAAGGAAAAGTTAAAGAATGGTAAGACAATTACCGAGAATGATATGTGGTATGAGTTTAAGAATGGTTTTGCTTTAGTGGCTGACGACACAGATCCTTATCATTTCTTGCCTTATTTTGGCAACCTCATAATTGATGTGCTACGGCTTAAAGATGCTCAAGATATACAGGCACAACACGACGAAAATTCAAATTATAAAGCACTATCTGCAAAAGTTGATACCGACGACGATGGCGTTCCCAAGATGGCATTCAAGGATGTTAAGGAATACTATGACCAAATGGCGAATGAATTGCCTAATGGTATAGGATTACTTGTATCTCCTTGGACAATTAGCGACCACTCATTTCAAGAAAGTGCTACTGCCGACAGGGATGCCGCACTATCTGCCGTTAATAATTTTTGGAGGTCGGCAGGGATGCCAAATACGCTTATGGGTGGCGGAACGCTTACAACGGCGAGTGCAATGTTACTTGCCGTTAAGCCCGATGAGGCGTTATCGTTCTCATTGCTTGGGCAGTTTGAGAAAATTATTAATCGTGTAATTAAACTTATGAATCACGACTACTTATTTAAGGTGTCGTTTCTATATCAATCAATTTTCAATAGCACAGAGGTGCAAAATAATTTATCGAAGGGCGCACAATATGGGTTGCCTGTAAAGATGGATTATGCCGCTTCTCTTGGGCTTACACCTTGCGAGACTGTTGGGGCTTCATATCTTGAGGATGAAATCCTTGGCTTGTCTAGCAATGTTTGGACTACGCCACTTGTGTCCAGTAATACACAATCTTCTTCTACTGGCGATGAGGGTGGCAGACCAACTGCTGAAGAAAGCGGTGGCACTGTCGGCGAGGCTGGAGAGAAAACTAGGGATAATGATAGTAACCAAAACAGATAAGGGGGATTTATGAAGAAATATATTTATGTTCTGGATAAAGAGATTGCCCTTATGTTGGAGGACGATGGATTAAAACCAATTACTACCATGAATAGCGGTACAGCCACAATCTGGGTTTTTGAAAACATTGGGCAAAAATTTTCAAAAGAAGACTCTCAGAAAGTTTATTTCTCCAATACGCTAAGAATGTGTTTCTAATGGAAAGGGGGAATAACTAAATTGAGTGAAAAGCGAATGCGTGTGTCTTTTGATACACAAAAAATTGAAGCGCTCAAAAAGCTGAATGATGAGTTTATGCTCGTAAAAATATATGCGATGGCTCCGGGCAAAAACAGGAACATGACATATATATCTAAAGAGGATACAATCGAAGCTATTCCGAGCGCATACTATTGCCCTGTTATTGGTCATATCAGAGTGTATGTTGACCCCGATGGCGTTGAACATCCTTACATGGGAAGCCACGATTTTGATATAACTGATGATTGGGAAATTAAAGATGTAACTAGACCGTATGGTGTTATTATAGATGGTTCTGAAGGTTGGGAAACAATTGATGAACATGGAAAGGAAGTTGAGTATCTGACTTTTGACGCAATTCTTTGGGTAGGAAGATACCCAGAACTTGAACAGACTTTCTATAGTGATGAAATATTGTTTAACCAATCTATGGAAATTAATATCAAGAATTATCGACCGCTTGAGGAAGATAGTAATTATTGGGAGGTACTGGGCTATACGTTCAGTGCTTTTTGTTTGCTTGGAAAAGCAGATGAAGATTCGACGAATGGACATACAGATAAAGACGTTGAGCATTCAGAACCAGCTTTTATCAGCGCAAGAGTAGAACCATATGCGTTTAGTCTTGACGAATTTAAGAAAGAGTTTTCTCTTCTTAAAGATAAAATTAGCAACTACATGTACAACTTTAAAATTAACTATGACAAAGTTGACACGTTTGCTGATGGAACTGTAAATGAAACTGAAGGAGGCGAATCTATGGCAGACGAAACCAATAAGATTGTTGACACTGCCGTTACTGATTTTGAGGAGAACTCTGCTGAAAACGAGAGCGTTGAGCCTGTAACCGTTGAGCCAACAGAAAACGATAACAAGTTTGAAAATGGCTCCGAGGAAGGAGCGGCTGAAGTGACCGTTGAGGAAGAGCCTATCGAGAACAGTGCGGAAGAGGGAACAAATGA